GGATAACGCATCCTTATCATGGCATTACTTTTTCGATGCCTGTCAATGTGGATGTATCGTTTGAAAATTCAGATAAATCAGAATGGGTAAGCTGGAAAGGTTAAAAATGACATTATTAAGCGCTAAATATATTGCAGCTCTTTATTCAGCGTTTAGACTTATGCCACCTTTTGATCGCTACGAGTTACCCACCGCTAGAAAAATAAAATGGAAAATAATTAATGATTCAACCGCCTATGGTTATTTTAATTGTGATCCTCATTTAACTATAGAAATCTCAAAAGGCCGTTGTTTGCACTTTTCTACGATTTCAGAAACTTTATTGCATGAAATGTGTCACCTAACCCTTTATAACAAAGGTTATAAGCATTGGGATGCGCATGGCAAAGCTTTTTATAAGTTGGCTGACCAAATATCCACAATTTACGGTTTTGACCCTAAGAGGCTTTAAAATGCGAAATAGCCCTATATTAGTAGAACGTGAAGAAACTCATGGTGATTTTATGGCTAAATCACGTTTTATTGAGAAAGTTCAAGATATTATTAGCAAAAATGCTTGGAATGATTTAGAAGCGGATCAAAAAGAAGCAATCCATATGATCTTGGTTAAGTTAAGCAGAATCTTATATGGCAACCCTAATTATAAAGATCATTGGGATGATATTGCTGGCTATGCCACTTTAGTATCTGAACGACTTAAAGATAAATAATGATTTTCTTGATGGCTTTGTCTTGCAAAAAAGCCATAATTTGCATAACAAGTAATTTTGCTTGTTACAGATAAAGGATAAATATTATGTGGACTACTCCAGCAGCTACAGAAATGAGATTTGGTTTTGAAGTTACAATGTATGTAATGAATAAGTAATGGTTATTGTTACAGATTGCTATTAAATTAAGGGGCTTAAAATGCCCCTTTTTTTATTTACCAATAACAAATAACGTATTCTAAAACAAAGCGTAAAGGAATGCTAAGAATACAAAGAATGCACATAGTAGTGACAAACGACACACATACAAAAGCAAACTCATCCACTATTTTTTAGGATGCGCTTTAGACATTGGAGCTTTCATATGAGCTTTTAATTCTTTCTTTAACTGTTTAACTTCACGCTCAACAACATATTCTTTTTTCTCGTGTCTAATAAGAGGTTTTAATTCCTCAAGTGTCATTTTAGTTGCCATTGTTTTTCCTATGTCATTAATAAATTATATTCATCTTGCCTACGTTTAACTAAACCTGCTAATACTTTACCACCGCCACGATTATATTTCAATAATGATTCACCTGCCATTTTTTTATCGCCACGCAATAAAGCAGAACGAACAGTAGAGCGTTGTAGCAAACCTGTGCCACAGTTGAACGCAAAGGAGGTCAGCGAGCTAAACATACCTTGAGTAAATGGATAAGACGCAGGAAATAACAAAGTAACTCCTTTTTCAAATCGTGCAAGGTCTTTAATAAGCAAGTCATTTATTTCTTCTTTGCTCCATAATCTGTTATGTTCTTCTTTTAGTGGATATGCTTTTCGTTGTGCTAATGGCAATCTTGCCTGTTCGGGATATAAGACATGGCCGTAACCAATCGTATAAATTAAAGCAGGGCATAAATAAGGCCTATTATAAAAGCCCTCATATTTTTTTATGATTGCTAAACCTTTATCGCATATCTTCATTTTTTAAACGCTTGTGTGCCAAACCAAAATGAAACAACTGAAGCCCATATAATTTGTGTTTCGTCATCCCATAATAAATTCATAGCTATTTGGAAATCAACACCTGTGCGAATAGCATAAAAGAAACCAAATACTTCTACAAAAACTAACAAACTAAATAATCCATAAGTAATTACAGGCCTTACTAAAGCTCTAATATTTACTACCCATCTTGATGCGCCTTTAGATATTTCAATATCATGTTGATATAAAGCATTGCGCTCTTGCGCTTGTGCTTCTACTTGGGATTGTTCTAAATGTATTTCTTCTACTTTAGCTTGAGCAATATAACCTCGCTCTGCCATTTGCAATTCTTTTTCTGTTTGAAGCTTTGACATCTCAATCTCATGCTTCTTATCAGAGCGATCCTGAAAAAAGTTAAGAATGTTTGGCAATCCGCCACTAAAGAATGATAGTAAAGATGATATAAGGGTAAGCATATTAATTTCCTATTGGGTTAGTCATTGATTTTTGTATAGCTTTCATTTGAGTATTTAAGCCATCTATTTGAGCTTTAACTTCAGAACGAACACTTGTTAATGAAGCTTCAACTTCTCTTTGTGATCCACGAGCAATGGCTGAAGTTTCACGAGCCAATGCAATTGCGTCAGATGCTTTTTCATTAATTCTAATGCTTGAATCTTGAATGGCTAATAAACGCTCTTGTTGAGCTTTCATTTGTATTTCTAATGCTTGCACTTTGCTTTCATCGTATGAATCAACGACTGAACGCATTTTGTTGAAAGTCGTAATTCCATAATAAATCGGCGTTCCTACGACTGCTATAAGCGTTGAACCTATCAAAAATACTTGTTTGAGTGATAAGCCCCATATAAATTCCTTGTTGAAGTCCATAATCATTTTCCTGTGTTAAATTATAAGAGTCAACCATAAGTGGTTGAGTTAAATTATTTGGGCTTTGTAATAAAGCTAAACTTAAAACTATGCCTAAACCAGGCACAATTTCTGCATCTTTTTTATTTTCTGATTTTGCATCTTCTTTTTTAGGTTCAGGTTTAACTTCGCTTGTAGTGCTATTTAATGCGTTATTAAACGTCTGAACAGGTTCTACTTGTGCAATCACAGATTCTGTTATCGTAGGCGTAACACTTGTGCTGAATATTCCGTTCGGATTCACAGGGCTTATCACACTCACAGGACTTGATACATTGTCTTGATTGTCCAATGTCATCTTGCAAGTATTGGATGTTTCCGACCATGCAGTCCAAGTTGGCAAACCATACGGATCGAAGCATTGGGAAATTCTTAATTCCGTTATTAATCCTTCGTATCCACTTAAACATGATAAAGTCCTTGTTTCTGTTGACGATACACAAGTTGGTGGATCAGCAACACAATTATTTGAAGCCTCTTGCCAAACTGACCAACTGCTTGTGTTACAAGTGTAATATCTAACTTCATTTAAAGCTCCTGAATAATTAACAGGACATGATAAAGTTCTAGTTTCTGTAGCGTCTGTGCAAACAGGTTGCCTATAAGGTGCGCATATTGGATCATTAGGATAATAAGGACACCAATATCCTGTTAGCGCAGTTGCATCATCTATGTCATAGCATTGTAAATTTGTTATATATCCGTTGTTATCAGGAACATAAGTGCAATACCAAGCATAAGCGTTACTGCTTATCAGCAATAACAGGAAGCTTAAAATCCGAACCATATAATTTATAAAATCTTTCAGGGTATCGTTTAAACCATGCTCTTCTAGCAACATCGCCTAAAGCGCCACCAAAAGGGCAAGGGCTAGCTGCCATTTCCATTGCTTCCCATGTAGCTTCATCTTGACACATTAAACTTACCGCACTTACTTTTAATCCTAAATTAGATAAAGTTTCAGCTTTAACTACTCTTGCACAATTTTCATCTTCAACTGTAAATCCACCGCTAATAGAAACAACACCTGTATTGGCACCGCCACTTACACCTGTTTTACATATTTTTGGATTCATAGTAGAAATAGAAGGCGCAATAGCTGAAGGGACAGGCATCCCTTTCATGTTTGTTGTTATATTAGTATCAGCTGCAAAAGCGTAATCCATAGCCAAAGCTAAAAATGCACCTATTAAAAGGCCTACAATAAATGAAATTAAACTTACAATTTCTCTCATTTATCTTGCTTTGATTCTAGCTTGGTAAACAAGCGTTCAAGGATTGATTCAATTTTGTCAAACCTTGCAGAAATTTCAGATTTTTTTACATACTTTTCAGATATGTTTAATTCAAGGTCTGATAAGTCCTCTTTAAGTTTTTGAGTTGCATCCCAAAGTTGTCTAGCAAACCAACCTATAACAGTTAAACTTGCACCAGCTAAAATATTAAATAATGATTGAAATTCCATAATATTAACTCTTCATAATGTAACAAAGTGCAAAATACGGAGGAATGTTAGCACCTGTTCCGCTTGTGCCTGCTGTAGCGTTTGTTGTAGCAACTGTAATGCCTGTGGTTGCTGTGCTTGTTGTTGTGCTGCCAGAGTCTGTCATACGGTTTGGAGAACCAGTTCCTGAGTCAGATATTGGCTGAATGCATACAGTATGATTATGGCCAGGATCTGTTACTACAGATGTTGCTGTATGGGTGTGAGATACTACAATTGCATCCGCACTACCGCCTGTTTGGTTTACTGAATAAGACGAACCAGCTCCAACAACAAAACGATTGCGAAGGTCAGGTGTTGAGTTAGTTCCGTCACATAATAAAAAGCCAGCAGGAATAGATCCAATTGAACCTGACCATAAAAGAATCATGCCTGTAGGCAATACAGATGCAACAGCAGGAATAGTTCCTAAAATGCCGTATATATCATCGTAAGTAGCTATTGTTGCGCCAGCTGAATCTTGTAAAATAAATTTATAGTTATAACCAAAAGTGAGCCAAATTTCGTTTGGCGCTCTACCGTCAGTTCCTAATATAATTGGATTAGCGTTAGCTATTGTTCCGCTAATAGTAGTGTATGTAGCTAACGGTGTGGATGAACCAGCTTGGTAACTATATAACTTGCCACCTGATAATGGTAGG